CTATATTTTGTTGATAGCGTCAATCAGTTCCTCAATTTCAAAATGTGTATATACGACCTCTGTCACACCCTGCCCTTTATGACCGACAATTTTCTTGATGACCTTGTCTGACACTCCGGCAACCGTCAACATGGAAATGCATGTGTGACGGGTATCGTGAGGGCGGTGTTTCATTCCGAGGGTCTCAATAAGTGGCGACCAGTACGAATCATAATAATTCCGGTATTTGAAATGTTCACCCTCCGGAGTAGAGAGGAGATATTCACAATCATTGAGGTTGTACCAGTATTCAAAGAGCGGATAAACCTTTTCGGCAATCGGAGCGGTGCGGATTCCGGCAGCAGTTTTCGAGGCGATGATTTTGAAATATCTATCCTCAAGGTTCACATCCTCTTTTTTGAGGTCGAGGAGTTCACCGATTCGGCATCCGGTATATATCAGCATAAGGATGACAGTATAATATATATTTGAATCCTTGACATCCCATAATTTCGCAACCTCTGTTTTTGAGAACGGTTCACGGTTGTATGCGTTGGGATTGCCCGCCTTTTTAATGTCGAGGTATTCGACAAGGTTTCGTTCTTTTGGAATAATCTCATGAATCACAGCGTATTTGTACATCAGACCGAATAATATTTTTAATTTCCGGAGTGTGGGATAATTCTTGCCGGATTCATCGACGACCATTTGCAGGTGGTCAAGTTTTACATCAACAAAACGCATCCGTGCAAGTTTATCACATAACGCCCATGCTGCACGGTAGCCTTTGACGTTGGAATCACTGACAGTCGGAAAATGTTCATCAGACCATCGCTCATATACATCCTCGAATGTAACCTTTGCAGCATTCACATCATAAGGATTTGCATTGAACTCCGCAAGTGCGGTCAATGCCTCTTTACGGGTCGGGTAATATCCGACGACCGTATATAATTGTTTTGATTTACCTGTTTTCGGGTCGATTTCCCATCCTTTTGTCTTTTTTGCGACATAAGGATTCCGGCGATTTCCCGATAATTTGTAAACCGTTCCGAATCCGTTCGGTAGTTTCATAAAATCACCATCCTAAAAAAGAGTATAAAAAATAAAACCAATGCAAAAAGCACGGTTTTATGATAGAATGGTATTTGCAGGAACTATCTATCAAGTGCCTTTTGCAGGAGCATGAGACGGAAGTTTCACAAAGGCGATTCACGTTGCAGCGTGGGTCGTCTTTTTTATTTGCAGTTAGCGAAACAACCGTAATTTTGAACGGAAATTTTCTCTCTGTACACTTTCCTTGAGAAAGGAGGTGAGCAGGATGAAAATTCTCGTTTGGGAAATGAGAACCTCAAAAGGGTTCACATTGATGGAGTTATCGAAGAAATCCGGAATCGGAAAATCTACGATAAACAACATCGAAAACGGCAAGGTGTCGCCGACATTGTTTCAACTTGAAATGATAGCGATTGCGTTAGGCGTGAACATCACCGACCTGTTTGAATCCGAATACAAATAATTGTATCACATTGCAGCGGGATTCCGGCAGCAGGAGGAACGATTTCCACGATTATGGAAATCAACCTCGATATTTCCACAATCATGGAAATATATGATACAATGCAATTCGGAAAGGGGGTGGTGTCTCCCTTGAATTACAAAGAGGCTATTGTCGAAATAGTCGGAAAGATACACAGCGAACGCATCCTCAAGAGGATATATAAATTCGTGTTGTATCTATACACACATGAGACTGGCAGTTGAAAGACTGTCAGTCTTTTTTAATAACTGAAATATATTCATCCAGTTCATCAACGGAAATTTTGCCTTTTCCAACCAAATAACCAAGCAAGGAAGAACAGACCATGCGGATGTCTGATTCATCAGACTGGGATAACAGTTTGAAAAGGACATTATACAAATCATTATTCATCAATCTCACCTTTTGAGAAACGAATCGCCTTTTTCATTAAGCGGTCAAGAGCTGCGATGTCCTCGTCACTCAACTCAAGCATAAATTTGAAAAGGTTTTTTCGTGCCTCATCCTCACCCGCCATGATGCGGTCAATGCGTTCGATGAAATCATCGTCCGTGTCAACGAACATTTCGCCCTCACCAGTAGTCAACCATATATAATCAACTCCAAACTCACGGCAGATTGCTTTTGTCATTTGGTCTGTGAGAGAATTGCGACCATTTTCTATTGCACTAATAGCATTTTTTTTAACGCCCAAACGCTCACCAAATTTTTCAAGAGTGAGACCGAGAGTTTTTCTCAATTCTCTGACACGTTCGTTTTCTGTCATGTTTATCACCTCCATGTTCGTAGCATAGCACAGCAAAAAAAGAAAATCAATAGAAAAAGTACACTCAAGATACAAAAAACTGTTGACAAAGTATTTTGAAAATACTATGATGTATTTACAAGATACAAACAAACAGGAGGCGAAAAAGTGGCAGAAATAAGAAATGAATACGGTGGATGCAGTATTGAAAGATGCATCAATTTTGAACGGCGTGAGGGGTACATGGAGAACATGAGAGTTGAAGTGAAAACAGATGCGATGTTATCTCCGGAAAAAACAAAAGAAATCACCTCGATTGTTGAAAAGGCAATCGGAGAGATTAGAAAAACAGTGGAGAAGTGGTGACGCACTCCTCCACAAAGAATTATTTCGTCTTTGCAGCAAGCCAAGCAGCACGGACAATCAGTTCTCCGGTCGGAGTATTGAGAATTTTCCGAAATTCCTCAATCTCCGATTCGGAATGACCTGCATCCTGCAAAGAGCGAATGAGTTGAGTTTTGAAAAGTTCATAATTCATGGTTTTCACCTCCTGTCATTTTGAAATGGTAGCACATTCATTATACTGCGAGGACGAAAAGCAGACAACTCAAAGCCGAAACGGGGCAGCAGTCGCCCCGTCAGTGTCCGGACGGCAACCGACACTCTGACGATGGCAAGCCGAAAGACATCGGGCAGCGATACCGTGGGAAACATGGCAGCGGTCGCACCTGCTACAAAGTGCGTGGATGGTCAACAGGTTTTTCTTGATTTTTTAAGGTGAAAAATCAAAACACGGTGTACATTGCCGGAAAAGAGGTGGACGGGATGAAAAGACCGAGAGAACCACCAACAGGAGGAAACAAGATGAATATAGGACGAATATTGCCGACAGAGGCAGCAGCAATCCTCAATGTGTCACCGCAATTCGTGAGGGTAGCAATGCAACAGGGAAAACTCCCGATTGGAACGGCGGTGCAGATGTCCTCAATTTGGACGTATCACATTTCGGAAAAACTGCTTGCAGATTATTCCGGAAAGAACATAGAAAAAGAGATTGAGCGAATCAGAGGAGGTGTTGAGAATGACGAGAAGTGAGAAAAAGGCAGTGATTGAGAGCATGGCAGAAAAATTCATGAATATCGACGACCTTGAGGGGAAGTCAATGACCATTATGGTGATGTCTGCGTATGCCGAGGGCAAGGCAGCGGGAAAAGCAGAGGAGCGTCGCAGATGGGAACAGAAAAAAGAACTAGTAACCGCATAAACGAAAACGCCTCGTCAAAGGTGACGGGGCGTGAAAACTGGCGACATCAGCCGTGGGAACTGCGACAAATGCAATCGCTGTCATTAGGTGCAAAAAAACGGATGACATTTGACCGAATAAAGGGATGGTATGAGACATTTGATGAAAATGTATATTTCAGCTATTCCGGAGGGAAAGACAGCACAGTTCTGCTTGAAATGGTAGCGGTTTTTTGCAAAGAGTACGGATATACACTGTATGTTGCGTTTTGCGATACGGGTCTTGAATATCCCGAAATCAGAATATTTGCGGAGGCAAATGCAAAGAGAATTGCTGAAAAATACGGAATAAACATGGTGTTTGTAAGATTGAGACCGGACATGAATTTTCGTGACGTGCTGATTGAATATGGTTATCCAGTAATAAGCAAAGAAGTATCAAAAATCGTATATGGTGCGAGACACAGCAAAGACAAAAAACAATCATACATAAACAAATTAAAAGGCTTGAATCCGGACGGTTCATATTCAGAGTACAAACAGCAGTATAAAAAATATGAAATTTTGCTGCAAGCACCTTTTGAAATATCAAACAGGTGCTGCGTGAAAATGAAAGAACAACCTGCAATGCGATATGAAATGGAAACAGGAAAGAAACCTATTGTCGCAACGATGGCAGACGAATCAAAACAACGTCTCGACGGGTGGTGTAAAACCGGATGCAATGCGTTTGATTCAGACCGCCCGATGTCAAAACCCATTTCGTTTTGGACGGAACAGGATGTACTTACAATGATTTTGCAGGAACACATTGAAATTGCATCCGTGTACGGGAAAGTAGTGAAAGACTATCAAAAAATAGGACAAACAAACGGGCAAATGAGCCTTGCGGATTTTGGTTTTGCAATGGATGCTATACCGTTGAAAACGACCGGATGTGATAGGACAGGATGTATTTTCTGCGGATATGGGTGTCATTTAGATAAAGGAATTTCAAGGTTTCAAAGACTGAAAGAAACCCATGAAAAGCTATACAACTATTGCATAGGTGGCGGTGAGTTTAACGAAAGGGGGATGTGGCAACCAAGCAAGCGAGGTCTAGGAATGGGTTTTGTGTTTGATTGGTTAAATGAACAATTCGGTGATGATTTCATTAGGTACAAGTAAAAGCAGGAGCATGAGAACAAAGAAAAAGGACAACCATTGCAGTGGTCGTCCTTGTATCGACTGATTGTGTCAGTCGCTAACTGATAGAAATATTATAGCAAATCTGACACAAAAAAGCAACTTGAAAAGAGACCGAAAAGGTCTATAAAATCAAGGGTTTTCGGAACTTTTATCGTCCTTGTAATAGATAATAACAAGTCTACGAAAACATAACAGGAGGATTGTGTCAGATGGCAAGAAAAAGAGGGATGCAATATATCCCGTATGATTATGAGGCAGCATATAACAAAGCGATGGAGGACATGCATGAATGGTTCATTGAGAACCTGTTTCAACATCGAAAGAAAGTTATATATGCCTTAAAAGAGATAACAGCAGGAGACCAGTTTGAAATTGAGATATATCCGCAGTTCCGGAGCATGGATGAAGTACCTCCGGAGGGGAGAACTATCAAGAAAGACAACAACAAGGCTCAAAAGAATCTGAATGATAAGAATGCACGGAAATATGTTGAGAGGCTAATCAATGAGAATTTCAGTGACCGTGATATTTGGATGACATTGACCTATGATGACGAGCATCTCCCACCGGACGGGGATGTGGATGCAGCAATCAAGAATGTGCAAAAGTACATCCGACGCATCAACTATCAGAGGAAAAAGAGAGGTCTCCCGAATGCAAAATATGTCTATGTGACCGCATACAATCCGGATGCGGAAATCAGATGGCATCATCACATTGTCATGGATGGAGCGTTAGACATGGAGACGGTTGAATCCTGTTGGAAACAGTCAAGCAGGAATGAGGTTCGCCGATTGCAGACGGACGAAAACGGTCTGTCCGGTATGGCGAATTATATCGTAGAGGAAAAGAACCGTGTTCCGTCGGAAAAGAGGTGGAACAGTTCACAAGGATTGAGAGACCCACGAATCAAGGTCGTTCATTCCAAACGTCCGGCAGCAGGAGGCAGTTATAAAAAAATAGGCTCATTCGTTGACAAGATGGTCAAGGATAGGGATTCCATTCCGGAGACATTGAAAAAGTGGTATCCGGACATGGATTTCACGAATGCAGCAGTGTACTACAACGATTTTAATTGCATGTTTTATATACATGCACGAATGCGGAAAAGGAGGTCGACAGGTGAAAAGACGAATAAGACGGATAAGACGGGCATTGAAAAGAGCAGGTTTATATAATGCATTTCACATCACATTGATTGCGGTATTACTGACAGGATTTTGCGTGATATTGTTCAATGTCAAAGAACCGGAGCAGCAGGAGGAAAAACCGGAGACGACGCAAGCGGAAGTGATACAGAATCCGGAAACAATGACACAGACGGCAGAGAGCATCGAGGACAAATACAAGGTGTTTGATACCATGTCCGAGGACTGGGGGAGTGATGACCTTGAGGGATTCGTGTTCTACGACCTGCCGGAGAAGTATGCAGACAAAGGCTATTTTCCGGAGAAAATGCAGATATACACAAGATGTCTATGCAAGCAAAACGATGTTCCGTATGCCCTTGTATTGGCAATCATAGAGTATGAATCCGGATATGAGTTCGACAAGACCGGAGACAACGGGAACTCAAAGGGATATATGCAGATATATGAGAAATGGCACACCGACCGGATGCAGAAATTGAACTGCACCAACCTCATGAACCCATATCAGAATGTGAAAGTCGGGATTGATTTCCTCTCGTATCTCCTCAAGAAATACGGAACGGTGCAGGATGCACTTGCAGCGTACAACTACGGTGAAAGAGGTGCAAGGGAACATTTGTGGAACAACGGCGTATATGTCTATTCATACAACACGGCAATCATGCAGAGAATGAAAGAGATTGAGGAGGTGGTCGGGAAATGAGGTTTGACTGGAAACCGGAATCGAAAGAGAGGTATTTCCGAAAAGCAGAGGCAGCAGTCAAGGCAGCGGGATTCGATGACATCCTGCGGGTAGACAAAGACCAGTTTTCCGTCGTCAAGGGAACGGTCAAGGTACATTTCAAACCGATTTCGAGAGACGGGAAAACACGCCGATGGTGGGAGGCAAAGAGAACGATTGAGAACATGCATGAAGTACCTCCGACAAAAGACCAGTTCGGCAGGAAACACAAGAGCATTTTCATTCACGCCTACATGATTTTAGAAATGGAGGAGCAGGACAGATGAAAATGAGAGAAGTCGCAGAGAGATTCAGACATATGCTCAAAGTCAAGGATTGCAGACATTTATGTCTGACATGTGAATATTACGAAATATGCAAAAGAGAGGTGAATGCAGATGAATATGAAATACGCAATGAGAAGTGAGGACACAGAGCAAATCAATGTCGTGTCATGGGCGAATTGGAATGTGAACCGTTATCCGGAATTGAGGTGGTTGTTCCATGTACCGAACGGAGGCAGCAGAAACAAGCAGGAGGCAGTCAAATTCAAACAGATGGGTGTCAAGGCGGGCGTTTCTGATTTGTGCCTACCATATCCGAAAGGCTCATACTGCGGATTGTTCGTTGAAATGAAATTCGGAAATAACAGGCAGCAGGACACACAAAAAGAGTTCCTTGCAGACATGGCAGCAGCAGGACATTTTGTCGCAACCTGCTATTCAGCAGAGGAGGCAATCAAAGTTATTGAGGAATATTTGAATCTTGCGTTGTGTTATTGCCCGGAGGAGGATTTCAACAACAAAATGAGCATCCCGAACAACAGCATCCTCAAGGATGGAAAAGTCAAAGGAGGCAGGTCATGACGCTTGAGGAATTGATTGACACATTGGAGAGTGCAAACATGCTCCGGATATTCAAAGGCGACGAGGAAATATTTGTCGGGTATCTTGCATTATTTGCACCGGAGGTCGGTCATACAAATTGCAAACTATATGAGCAATACAAAAATGACAAGGTCATAAGATTCAGAGCAGTTCCGGAGATTACACATCGCAAATGGAAAGAATTGAATCTCATGTCACCGTTAAAACCGGACGAAACGCCGGATTTTAGATTTCAAGAATTGCAAATGAAACTGTATTACACAATTTATCTATAACAGGACAATAACAGGAGGAAAAGACATGAAAATTATTGCAGTAATGTCACCAAAAGGAGGAATCGGAAAAACAACAACATCCGATTCAATCGCCTATATGTTAGGCGAGGAACAGGGAAAAAGAGTGCTTGTGTTAGATGGAGACCCGCAGGGAGATACATCAAAGACGTTCGGAGTATATGAACCGGACGGAATCGGCATGAGTGAACTACTTGAGAAACATGAGTGCGTCGGAGGCACATATAAAACAGGCGACTTGATTCGTCCGACAGAGTATTCACACGTTGACATCATTCCGGCGAATGGTTATCTCATGAAAACGGACATGAATTTACTGCTCAAGTCGGAGGATAATCAAGTCACACGATTGCGTGAGGCGTTGGAGGAGGTCTCCGATGCATATGATTATTGCGTTTGTGACTGCGGGCGATTGCTTGACATGGTAGTCATTAACATTCTGATTGCAGCAGAACTCATTATTGCTCCGGTAAAGGTCGGGGGATATGAAATCGAGGCATTGCAGAACCTTGAGGAGCAGATTGAGGACTTGAGAGACATCAATCCGGATTTGAGAATCAAGGCACTCATGACCATGCGACAGAAAAACAAGACCTCTCTTGAGGTTGAGGAGTGGTTGAAAGCAGAATCCGGATTTGACATGTTTGTCACACCGATTCGTCGTTCTATCATCGCAGAGAAATCTACAACGGCAATGATACCACTCCCGAAATTTTCAAAGCGTGGGATTGTGTCTCAAGATTACAGATGCGTTGTGCATGAGTTACTCACGGAAATGGAGGGGTAGACGTGGCAGGAATGAGAGCGGTGCATAAAAAGAACGGAACAACATTCAAGTATAGCGGAGATTTGAAAGAGACCATCGAAAAGGCAGAAAAAGAATTGAAAGAGAAAGAGGGAACAACACAATGGCTTTTTCTTAAATGGCAGTACGACAATGCGCGGAAAGCGTTTGAGAAGTACAACCGCAGACTGGAAGATTTGAAAGATTTCATAAAACTGGCAAAAGAAGAACTTGCAAAAAGAGAGGAGGCAGCAGGGCATGAGCGAGACAATACAAATTCTTGAATTGTTCGGAGGGATTGGGTCGCCTCGATGTGCCTTGAGAAATTTGAACATTCCAACGAAAGCAATCGACTATGTGGAAATCAATGAAAAGGCGGTGCGTTCGTACAATTCAATGTTCCGTGAGGAATTGGCATATAAAACACAAACGGTTGTCGGATGGAATCTGAAACCGGACATTCTGATTCACGGTTCGCCCTGTCAAGATATGAGCATTGCAGGACATCAAGGAAAAGCCACAGGCGAGGGCAGAATCAACAGAGGAAAAGGTTCAGACGAGGGGAGCGGAACACGTTCCTCCCTCATGTGGGAGACAATACATATCATTGAGAACATGGGCGAATGGCGACCTCGTTATGTAATATGGGAAAATGTGAAGAATGTGAAATCAAAGTACATGAGACCGAATTTTGACAGATACATGGTTGAAATGGAGCGGTTAGGATATACGAATAATTTCGAGGTACTGGATGCAAGAGAGTTCGGATTGCCACAGGCAAGAGAGCGAGTGTTCACGGTTTCTGTTCTGAATGGAGAAAGATTTGAGTTCGATGACCTTATAAGAACACCGATGCGAAATTTGCAGGAATTTCTTGAGGATGATGCAAGTGTTCCGGATGTCTACGATGTGACGCAACCGTCCGTCCTTGCATGTATCGGAGAAAAAGGCATCCGCAGGGCAACGGTTATCACAGATTGTGCATATACAATCACAACAAGACAAGACCGGACACCTGCACAAGTCATTGACCGAGGCGGTGGACGCTATCGTTATTTGACCGAGCGTGAGTGTTGGCGATTGATGGGGTACACGGACGAGGATTTTGACAGGGCGAAAGCAGTACAGGAAAGAAACGGCAAGTATTACAAAGCATTATACGACCAAGCAGGAAACAGCATCGCCGTTCCAATATTCGAGAGCATATTCAGAAAAATAATTTTGCATGAGGTCGCATGAGACCGGAAAGAGAGGAAAGCACATGGGAAACATCGTGAAAACAGCAAAATGCAGATTCTGCGGTCAGATGACGCAGATTGAGGCAGATGAAAAACTGACAGCAGCACAAGCAGAGGAACAGGCAACAATGACATGTAACTGCACCGAGGCGGTCGAGTATCAGAAAGAGAAACAGAGGAAAGAAAAGGCAATGATGAATGTGTCTGCCTTGTTTGGAGAGAACGCAGCACCGGACAAGAGATGCGGTGAGGGCATCGTGAACATCTTAAAGGCAGCAGTCGAGGAGATTTACACCGGAGGACTTGCGAAAGTCACATTAAACCTCCGAGGGGGTGTCAAAGCATCAATTTCACAGAATGCAAAGGGTGAAATCAACGTCGAACGTACAGAGACAAAGAAACAGAAACTCACAGAGTAATAACAGGAGGTTGAACAGATGGCAGCAGGATTCAGCGTGAAAGACGCACTCAACAAGAACAGCAAAGCGGGGATTGATGAATCTCCGAGAGCGAGATTCCGGACAAAGGACATTTCAATTTTCAAGATGTACCGGAACGATATGAATTTTTACAGTGTAGAGCAGATTGAGGAACTGGCAGGAGACATCCTCATGTATGGGTTGAAACAGAACCTCGAACTTGTATATGCACCGTGCGAAATGGGCGAATATAGAATCGTGGCAGGTGAAAGACGGTGGGAGGCTCTCAAGTATCTTGTATCAAAGGGATATAAAGAATTTGAACTTGCGACCAGTAAATTGACGACACCGCAGGACGATGACGAGGAGCAGGTTGAAATCATAATTGCGAATGCATACCGTACAAAGACCGTTTCAGACATGATTGAGGAGGAAACACGCCTCAAGGCATCTCTTGAGCGTATGAAAGCAGCGGGAAAGAAAATCAAGGGATATGACCTGCAATCCGGACGATTGAGAGAGGTGATTTCCTCAATGCTGCACATGAGCAAAACAAAGGTTGCTCAAATAGAGGCAGTCAACAACAATCTGATTCCGGAATGGAAAGAGGAACTCAAGGGCGAACGCCTCACATTTTCCGCAGCCTATGAATTGAGCGGGATGACAGAGGACGAGCAGCGGGAGGCACTGGGGAAATTCACAGAAACCGGAGAACTCACACACAAAGATGTGAAAGACATGAAAGCAGAAAGGGCAGCAGGGCAGCAGGTGTCAGAATCCGACACAGAGACAGAAATCGGCATGAACCCGCCGGAAGTGAGAGCGGGCGACGAATATGAGACACCGCATCCGGAGGGAATCACATCAATATGTTATTCCTGCACCGAATATGAGACATGCAACGTCAAAACCGGAACATGTACATCATGCGACCAGTACAAGAACCGTACAGAGGCATACAAGACCGACGAGCAGAGATATTCAGAGGAACAGGATGCAATCGACCGTGAGACAAAGAAAAAACTCCGTGAGATGGAGCAGGAGGAGAAGATGCAGAAACTCCCGTCAACAGCACCGGAGGAAATAAAGACAATCAGAGTGTCACAGGACAAATTCGAGGAATACACGGGAGAATATAGAAAACCGTACATGATAACAAAAGACGACGGATTCAAGGTCGGAAATGTCGTCAAATTAGTAGTATTTGCAGCAGGTAAAGCGACCGGAGAGACGGCAGACATGAGAATCACCTGCAAAGATGATGACATCACATGTAGTGGACTGTCAGACGGTTGGTGCGTTATCGGTTTAGGCGAGGCATAGAGGAGACAGAATGAGTTATAAACAGAGACACCCGTATTTGATGCAGATTGTATATATCATCAAATACAGATTGAAGAATTGGAGGAAATAATTGAAAACAGTATATGTCAGAACAAAGACAAAAGACGAGGCAAGAAAGAGAGCGGAGTGGCTCTATATGATATTAAGGGATCGCACTCCGGTTATTGCAGATTTGCACACATCAAAAGCACAGGTTGTGACTGAATCAATGGTTATCAAGTATGTTCCGGAAAACTACACAATGGACGGAATACGATGCGACATTGCAATCGGGTTCGGGCAATTAGGAAAAATCATCGCAACAGAGAACACCTGTGACAATTTGATGGACGAAAGAGAACTTGCAAAGTATATCGTTGACAATGAAACGATTTCAGAAAATGAAAATATCGAATGCAGGAGGTAAAAATCAATGAATGACATCAAAAGAGGCGAAATGTTCTATATCAGCAGAGGGGGGGCATCCTACAACGGGAGCGAACAACACGCAGACCGTCCGGCGGTAGTGGTTAGCAACAACAAGAACAATGAGAACAGCAATGTTGTTGAGGTTGTATATATGACTACACAGCCAAAAACAGACCTCCCGACACATGTGACAATAAGGTCAACAGGCAGAATCAGCACGGTATTGTGTGAGCAGGTTTATTCGGTATCAACGGAACGCATCGGAACATATATCGGAGAGGCGACAGACAAGGAAATGGAGAATATCGACATTGCTCTCATGATTTCCTTACAGTTGGATAATGGCATCAAGACAGCAAAAGAGTATTACAAGACCATCAAGGAGCAGCAGGAGGAAATCGACAGTCTCAAGAAAGAAATTGAGATGTTGCAGCAGGAGCATGAGGACACAATCGCAGAGATTGAACAGGATGCAGCAGTCTATGTTGAGGAAAACAAGAAGATTGCAAACATGACACAGACAGAGGACACAATCAGATTGCAGACTGAAAGAGACACATACAAGACCATGTATGAACAGTTACTCAACAGATTAGTGAATGGAGGAGCAGCATGAACAAAAGCGAGTTAAAGGCAATATTTATCAATGCAAAGGCAACAGATGCAAAATACATCGGCGTGAGCATTCAGACAGAGGGCAGCAGTCAACCGGAAATCATCATCAATCCGAATCCGAATTTTGATGCGAAATTTGACTACTACATGGAGGCATACGACGACGATTTGATTCTGATTGCAGCAAAGGGCAAAAAGGACATCAGAATTACGGCAGCAGGGCAAGGAAACCGTTTCGAGGATATTGAATGTCAGCTATTAGGAGAGCGGGGCAAGGGTTGGAAAGAACTCATTGCAGGAGCGATTGACAATGCGTATGAGAAAATGATTGAAAACACGCCTCCAACGACAGAGGAGGAACGGACACACTGCGAAATGATAAAAGAGGCAGTCAAGGGAATGTTCATCAATGAGAGCAGGACGGCAGCAGAGGCAGAGTTCATCAAGACACACATTGTCGACTATGAGAAAATATTCGATGTGTGCATGAATGGTGATGACCTTGAGTTCAAAAAAGGACTTGTCAGATTGCAGAAAATGCAAAATGAATATGTTATGCAGCGGGAAAATGACTGATAGAGAAAAAGAGGCGTTCATCGGCGGGATAGAATTTGCGAGAGACTGGAATCTCGACATCCCGCCGGATGATTTGCGTTTATACGAGAGATTGATTCAAGAAAGGACAAAAAAAGAGAATGAACAAAGTCATATTGATGGGTAGGCTCACAAGAGACCCGAATGTAAGATATACACAGCAGAACGGTTCACAGGAATCCATGTGTGTGGCACGTTATACACTGGCAGTCGACCGGAGAGGTGCAAGAGACGGGCAACAGTCGGCAGATTTTATCTCATGCGTGGCATTTGGGAAAAACGGCGAGTTTGCGGAAAAATATCTGAAACAGGGAACAAAAATTGTTGTTACTGGCAGGATTCAGACAGGCTCATATACCAACAGAGACGGGCAAAAGGTATATACGACGGATGTTGTGATTGAGGAACAGGAATTTGCAGAAAGTAAGAAAGCAGCAGGAGAACAGGCAGAAAACGCCGGATATACAGACACAGGAGACGGATTCATGAGTATTCCGGACGGCATCGACGGCGATTTGCCTTTTATGTAAGCGAAAAGGAGGGTTGTGATAATATGGGAATCTTAAAAGGCATAATTGACAGATTTCGGGCGATGGGAAAGACAGAAAATGAGATTTTGAGCATCGTTGAGGCAGCAGCGGACAAGGCGACAGTGAATCCGGATGTTGCAAAGAATGAAAATCCACAAAAACCGGAAATCAAGATTGAAACAACAGCAGAGGCGTTCGTTGAGGCAGTTTTGCAAATGGGAACGACTTTGCAACAGGCAAAAACGGCAATTTTGAAAATGAGCAGTTTGAGAGATGCGGAAAAACCGCAAAAACACGAATAACTGGCGTAAAATGCACGGTCTGCCTATGAGAAGAAAGCAGAAAGCGAGGAAAAAGCATGAAAGAGGAAAAGGAGCAGACGGTCATTGAAAAAACCTTGCTATATCTTGAGAATTATCGTGAAATGGAACGATATATCAATGAGGCGGTATCAGAGACCTCTCAAGTGCCGGATATAGGCAAATACAACATATCAGCGGAAAAGGCATTCCTGCAATCGGTCAGAGAGTGCCGTGCAGAGACGGTCATTCTGTTTGAACATTTGAAAAAGGCTCTTGCATCGCTCAAGGAAGATGCAGAGGCAGCAGGTGAGGGGTATAAATACGACGCTCTTGAGGCGGTCTATATAAAGGGCATGTCATACGAGGATATAGTGAGGGAGACAGGATGCGGACGCAACTCACCGAAAAAGTGGTGCAGGGTGATGATTCAGCGGTTGTCAATCAAGTTATTCGGTGCAAAAGCGATTGAAAATGATAAAAACGGAGTGAAAACAGGGTGAAATGAGGGTGAAAACAGGGGTAAAAAGTGGGTGAACAAAAGACAAAATAAACGTGATAATATGTTAGCGTGAACAGTTGAGACGAGCGATTGCAGATATGCAGTCGCTTTTTTCTTGCCTGTTTGCCCTCCTGTTATATGCGGGTGGGATATACACAGTCATGTGCATAACTGCCCGCCTCTTGTGGATAACACAGCAGGAGAACACAGCAAGAGAGGAGAACACAGATGCTATTGAAATCATGCAGGTGTGGGAAGTTGATTCCGCAGTCAATGAAGATGTGCGAGGAATGTGAGCAACGGCAGCAGTCGAGACACATGATATATAACAACACACGGCGAGACGAGAGAGCAGCAGAGTTCTATGTATCAAAGGAATGGCGGGCAATGCGAGAGCGTATCATTGAGGTCTATGACAACGTAGATATATACGCATTATATGTCGAGCATGAGTTGCTCACATGCAATCCGGTTCACCATATCATTGAACTTGAGGACGACTGGGAACAGCGTTTGAATCCGTTCAACCTCATACCTCTCAACCATAAGACACACAACACAATCACTGCTTTATATAAGCAGAGCAAAGCAAGTATGAGAGCAACACAAAAACAGTTGAGGTCACTGATTGAGTACCACTTTCGAGAGGCAGGGGGATATGAAAAAGTTTTATGTGACCGTTTCTTAGTCGCACCCCCTCTTTTCCTTGGAGAAAACTCCCCACGGGAATTTCAGTAGAAAGGTATATCCGAAAGAGGTGTCAGAATGTGACACAAAAGCACTGAAATACTGACAGAAAGGAGGCTTGTTGCATCATGGCAGGACAAAGACAACCCACAGATTTGGTTGTGATGAACGGGCGAAAGCACCTCACAAAAGCCGAGATTGAGGCACGAAAAAACGCCGAGGTCACAGCACCATGCGACAAAGTGAGACCTCCGTCATATTTGACACCGGAGCAAAAGAAACAGTTCCGGAAGATTGCGAAAGAATTACTCGAAATCAAACTGATTTCAAACCTTGATTGTGATGCACTGGCGAGACTACTCATTGCACAAACGCAGTACATCGAAATCACAGAGCAAATCAGAGCAACTCCATTGATGGAGGATGTTCCAGTCTATGAGATGCGGGAAAATCCGGACACGGGCGAAAAAGAACGTGTGCAGGTCGGTACAAGACAGGTCGTTTCCGGAGAAAGAGAACGCCTCATGATTATTCAAGACCGCTGCATGAAACAGTGTAGGCAGGGAGCATCAGATTTCGGACTGACAGTTTCCTCCCGCTGCCGTTTGGTCGTACCGAAACCACAACAGCAAAAGCCGGAGAACAAATTTGCGAAATATGCAAATTAAGGCATGGCAAAAGCAGGAGAAACAAAAGACCGCTGCACACAATACGCCCTTGATGTTGTATCGGGCAAGATAACAGCCGGAGAATATGTCCGTCTTGCATGTCAGAGGCATCTTGACGACATCGAAAAATCGAAAGCAGCACCATACAAATACTATTTCGACGTTGAAAAGTCGGAAGAAATCATCAATTTCGCAGAGGAATTGACCATTGCAGAGGGTGAGGAAAATGAGCATGTGACGGCATATCCGTTCCAGTGTTTCATTTTAGGGTCACTCAATGGATGGAGAACAAAGGAAAAGTCATACAGACGATTCAGAACATCTTATGTGCAATTAGGACGACAGAACGGAAAATCGTTCATCAATGGTATTTTGGCGTGTTATTACGGCAATTTCGACGGGTACAAGTACGGAAAAATATTTTGTACGGCGACAAAGCAAGACCAAGCGAATATCGTTTTTGACGAGGTCGCAAAATTTATCAATTCCGACGAGGATTTGTCAGAGTGGTTCAAGGTTCACGACCACAACCACACGATTGATTGTCTGTTGACACATTCAGAAATCAAAGCATTGTCCGGTGATACAAAGTCACTCGACGGACATCGTGCATATTTGGGAATCGTCGACGAGTATCATGCACACAAAACAAATCAGATGTACAAGCTGCTTGAGGGCGGTATCAAGAAACTCAAGTCGGCGTTGATTTCGGTCATCACGACAGCAGGATTCGACCTCAAGTCGCCGTGTTACAAGTTATATGAGTATTGCTGCAATCTACTCAAGGGCGTTTTCGAGAACGACAGTCAATTTGTGTATATCGCACAGATGGACGAACACGATGACAGATACACGCCGGAGAATTGGATAAAAGCAAACCCGATTCTTGAATTTGACCGAGACGCACTTGAGAACCTCATTCCGATTGCACACACTGCCCGTGATATGGGCGGGGAGGACTTGAGAGACTTCCTTGTCAAGCAGCTCAACATGTGGATGCAGTGGTCAAATTCACTATACATCAAGGATATTGCATCATGGAAAGCATGTGCCGTTCTGAAATCCTTGAGTGATTTCAGAGGCTCAAAGTGTTATGTCGGCGTTGACTTGTCATCCGGAGGAGACTTGACATCGATCGCAATCGTGATTCCGTTCATGGTGGAGGACACGAAAAAATATTTTGTTCACACACATTCGTTCATTCCGTCCTCAAGGGTAGATGAACACATCAAGACCGACAAAGTACCGTATGACGTATGGATTGAAAAGGGTCTTGTGACGGTAACGGAAACACTGGGAGGAATCAAGACAGATTACAAATATATCATCAAATACCTTGAGGATTTAGTGAGGGAATACAACCTCAAACCGCAGTTGATTTGTTATGACCCGCACAACGCATCAGCATTCCTGTCAGACCTTGAGGCGATGGGATTCGATTCAATCTCTGTCACACAGACGGCAAAAGAGTTGAACGATGCGACAGTTGATTTCAGACTTGAGATTCTTGCGGGCAATGTGGAAATCGAGGGAATGGAAGTCGGCAAAGAGGGAAACAAGATAGTTGTTCCAGTTGACAGTCTGCTTGTTTGGTCGATTGCAAACGCAAAGACCATCTCGAACAACTACGGTGAAATAAAAATTGACAAAGACATCACGACAGAACGAATCGACCCGATTGACGCTATCATCGACGCATGGAAACACGCAATGAAAGAGGAGTATCGACCGGATGTGAACGAAACTGTCAATGAATGGCTTGAGCAATTTGAAAAATACATGAAGAAAGGCGGTGAGAAATAAATGAATCCGTTTCAGAGATTAGGAGTGAAAATTTCAAATTGGTGGAGAGGTGAACCACAGGACAGCGGAGGCGTTGTGACACTGAACTCACCGTCATTCCTTGAGCGGATAGGACTGAAAAGAAAAGGGAAACCGACATCAGAGGTCACATATTTCACATGTCTCAAGATGCTGTCAGAAACCCTTGCAAAAATGCCTATCAAATATTATCAGAAAACGGACAAGGGAATCATTGAGGCAGAGGCGACAGATACATCAAAACTGCTCTCAAAAAGACCGAATCCGTTCATGACACCAACAACATTTTGGAACACGGTTGAAATCAACCGCAACCATTACGGAAACGGCTATGTGTATATGAGAAAGAAGTTTGACCGAAAGAAATTCGGCGGTGAAATAAAAATCGTTGATTTGTGGGTCATGCAGTCAAATTGTGTGCAGATAGTCGTTGATGATGCAGGGATATTCGCAGGAGTGGGGCGTTTGTGGTACGTCTACACAGACCCGACATCCGGTCGTCAATATGTGTTCAGTACAGACGAGGTGATGCATTTCAAGACATCTTTCAGTTTTGACGGAATCACAGGACTACCAGTGCAACAGATATTAAGAGACACGGTTGCAGGTGCATCCGAATCGCAGGCGTTCATGAATAATCTGTATGAGAGCGGTCTGACGGCAAAGGCAACTCTTGAATATACCGGAGAATTGAACGAAAAGGCAAAAGCAGCACTTGTCAAGTCGTTTGAGGAGTTCGGCAGTGGAGCAAAGAACACAGGAAAAATCCTGCCTGTTCCGTTAGGAATGAAACTCACACCTCTTGACATCAAACTGACTGATTCACAGTTCTTTGAACTGAAAAAATATAACGCCTTGCAAATCGCCGGAGCGTTCGGAGTGAAACCGAATCAAATCAACGATTATTCAAAGTCGTCATATAGCAATAGCGAGATGCAGCAGTTATCATTCTACGTCGACACGGAACTGTTCATCATCAAGCAGTATGAGGAGGAAATCAATTTCAAAATGCTACCGGATGAAGATACAGACGACGGATATTATTACAAATTCAACGAAAAGGTATTGTTCCGCACCGATTCAAAAACGCAGATGGAGTATTTGAGAAACGGTGTCAATGGAACGATTATCAAACCGAATGAGGCAAGACGTAAACTCGACATGGAAGATGCGGAGGGAGGCGATGTCCTACTTGCGAACGGTAGCATCGTACCGTTGACGATGGCGGGTGCAGCATATTTGAAAGGTGAATCCGAGCAGGAGAACACCGATGAACCGGAGCAACCGGAGAAAGAAACAGAGCCGGACACAGAGCAGCCGGACACAGCAACAGAACCGGACGAAACCGACACGGCAGAGGACGAGACTGACGAGGAGGGAGGTGAATAAGCATGGCAAAGAAAAGACGTTTTGATTTCACAAAGAAAAATAAACGCAGCGGAAAAGTTGAGAATGTCGGCTATTTGGATTTAGAGCAGGACGAGGAGCAGAGCAGATGTTCCTTGTATTTCTACGGTGACATTGTATCAGCGACATGGGAATCTATGTGGTATGAGGAGGACAGATGTCCACAGGACATCGCAGATTTCCTCAACCAGTTAGATGGATATGAGGACATTGACATCTATTTCAATTCCGGCGGTGGAGATGTATTTGCAGGACTGGCAATCTACAACCAGTTAAAGCGATATGACGGACACAAAGTCGGATATGTTGACGGAATGGCTGCATCCATTGCATCAGTCATCATGTTTGCATGTGACGAACTGCATTTCGCAACAGGTGCTCAAGCGATGATTCACAAACCGTTATGCATGGCATACGGAAACGCAGACGATTTCAAGGCAGTCATAAAGCAGTTGAATCTCTGCGAGGATTCAATTCTTGATGTCTACATGGAACATGTGCAGGAGGGTGTCACAAGAGACAAAATTCAATCTCTCATGAGCAATGAGACATGGTTCGACAGTAAGAAGATGCAACAGTATTTCAATGTTGAAATCGAGGAAAAGGCAGCAGTTGCAGCGTGTGCATCTGACTTTTTCGAGAAATACAACAATATTCCGGAGACACTCAAGGGAATCGACACAAAGGACATCGTTGATGCAGTGATTGCAGAACTTGAAAAACGGAACAGTGCAGCAACAGAGACAGAAAAACAGAGAATCGAGGCAGAAAAGCAGGAGATTCTCAAAGATTTATACCTTTACGGTATGTAAGAAAGCGAGGAAAAAACATGAATAAGGAATTACAGAAGTTACTCAAGCAGATTAACGACAAGAAAAATGAAGTCAAGAGCCTTGTGAAAGATGGAAAACTCGACAAGGCAAGAGCCGCAAAGGAGGAACTCGTAGAATTACAGAACAGATTCGACCTCCTCTATGATTTGGACGAGGACGAGCAGGACGGCATCGAGAACAAGGTCAAGGATGGAACTGCAAAGCAGGTCGGCGGGGATGTCAAGCCGGACAAAAAGAACATCGTGAAATCATTTGTCAACATTGTCAAAGCCGGATTCCTGCACAAAGAGGCAGACGAGGCAGACATCAAGGTGTACAAGGATGCACTCACATCCGACACAACCGCAGGAAGTGAGGGAGAGGTCGGAATCGGTGTGACAATTCCGGAGGACATCAGAACAGACATCATCGAGTTACGTCGTTCATCCGACAACCTTGAACAGTATGTCAATGTCGAGGGCGTAACAACTAAGACAGGAACACGAAACATTGAGGTTGATGCAGAATCAACACCATTTGACAATGTTGACGAGGCTGCGGATTTTCCGGAGATGGACGAACCGGAATTTTTACCGATTGAGTACAAGGTAAAGAAAAAGGGTGGAATCCTCAAGATGACAGCAGAGCTACTTGAGGACACAGCATCCAACATCATGGCATACATCAACAAATGGATTGCCAAGAAAACAAAGGCAACCCGTAACGCAATGATTCTCAAGGTACTCAATGAGATGACAAAAGGGAAAGAGGTCACGGTCGAGAACCTTGACAGCCTCAAGGACATTTTCAATGAGCAGTTAGACCCTGCAATCGCTGACAATGCAGTTGTTATCACAAATCAGAGCGGTTTCAACTACCTTGACAAGTTAAAGGATAAAGACGGCAACTATATTTTGCAGAAAGACCCGACACAGCAGACAAAGGGAAAGATGCTTTTCGGTGAATATCCTATCATCAAATTATCAAAGAAAACTCTTGCATCCGAGAAGATTATGAACACCGATGGTCACACAATCGACGGGTACAAGCATCCTATTTTCTGCGGTGACTTAAAAGAGGCAGTCACACTCTTTGACAGAAATGTCCTCACAATCGACCTCAATGACAAAGGTGCGGGTTTATGGGATAAGGACATGACCGGAATCAAGGTGCGTGACCGTTTCGATGTGCAGCCTGTTGACAAGGGAGCAGTCATCAAGGGTCAGATTACAGAAGTTATCAACGGGTAATATGGCAGCAGGGCGGTGAATCCGTCCTGCTATTGAAAGCAGGTGAGAACATGACGGATGAAGAAAAAGAGAAGTACAGAGGCGGTCTGATTGCCACATGCAAGACATATTGTCACATCGACTATGATGACGACATCGAAATCCTTGAATTGATGTTTGACACGACAATGGATGAAATGACGGAACTGATTCCGAATTTCGACCGGAACAACCTCACAAGCCGTCAAAAACTGCTTGCATTTATGTCCGTGAAAGAACTGTACGACAACCGTGACAAGTACCGGAGCGACGCAAAAACGCTATCTGCTGCCGTTTCCTCCATGCTATTGAAAGAAATATACGGAGGTGCAGCAGAATGACAGGCAGAATCAAGATAATTCGCAAGACAACAAGTGTTGTTGACGGTAGACGACAGCAGGAGGAAAAGGAGTTTTTCTCATGTTGGTGTGATGTCAAGAGTTTGGGAACAAATGAAAAATACAATGCGTTGCAGATAGGCCTTGAGAACACAATCATGTTTGAAACGAGAGCCTGCGACAAGATGGAGGAAATCAGATTGAATCTGAAAGAGTTCTACGCAGTATATAAAGGCGTTGAGTTCAAGATATATGATGCGTGTCCGATGTTCACAGACGACAGAAAATATCAGTTGAAATGTAGAGCGGGAGCATAGTGTCATAATCTGACACCGGAGGTGATGCAGTGAAAATCGAAATGGAATTTCAAGGCTTGAAAGAACTCATGAAAGCATTTGAGGACGCAGCAAGCGACGAGGACATAAAAGAGGTCAATCAAAAGATTGTAAAGCAAAGCGAACCAGTTGTGAAAAACATCATGTCCGGCAAAATTCCGAAATCGGCAGACATCAAATTATCCGGTAGAGGCTTCGGTTCAAAGTCATCCGTGACATCACATGCAGCGGACAGCATACCGATGGGAGCAGTCAAAATGAAAGACACAGGAGCAACAGCAGATGTCGGATGGGAAAAGTCGGATAATAGCGAACACTTTTATGTGAAATTCATAAACTGGGGAACTATCTATCAACCGCCTCAAGAATTTATTTACGCAACAGGGCGTGAGGCAGATGCAGAACTGCAAAAGATAGCAGAACAGGAATATCAAGCGTATTTAGACAGGACAGTGGGGTGATAAGCATGGACAGCAGTCCGGACATCATAAAAGACGCATCAGACGCACTCAAGCCGATAGAGGACAGAGGAATCACCGTGATGCAGGGGTGGTATGACAAAGACCTCAACAAATGTCATGTGACATTGTGGGATTTGGGCGAAACCGATGATAATTTTTCGGATGATGATGCGGAGGGAGTGACACTTTCCTTGCAAATCACCATTTTCTCAAAAGAGGACGAGGTGGAACTGGCAAGGGAAATCAAGTCTCTCATGAAAGAGAATGGGTTCTCATTCGAGGGGAGAAACGGAGACGATTCAAAACCGGAAGATGGAATCTATATGAAAGCACAGCGATTCACAAAATATTATGAAAGCGAGGAAAAATCATGAGCGAAACAGTAACACAGGTAAATGAAACCACACAGCAGATTGTAAGGAGTAGAACTTGCGGTCTGAAAGATTTCTACATCGCACTGGTGCAGAGTAATACTGCAACAGCATACACAGCCGGAACTCCGGTGAAATTAGCGAGGGCAATCAAAGCGAAAATTGATGAAAAGTGGACAAGTGAGAAAATCTACTCCGACGATAACACCGAGGAGGTCATCACCTCATACGAGGGAACAGATGTCGAACTGGAGATCAATGCTCTTGCACCGCAGGACAGAGTGATTCTGTTCGGGCAGTTGTACGAGAAAGGATTCTTGAGAAAGTCATCTGACGACAGAGCACCGGAGGTCGCTGTCGGATGGAGAGAAAGAAAACTCAACGGGAAATATGAGTTCAAGTGGCTTTATGTCGGAAAGTTTGCAGAGGGTATCAGCGAGGAGGCAAGCACTAAAGAGGGAAAATTGTCACCTACAACAAAGAGCATCAAGGGCAGTTTCTACGAGCGTAGCATCGACAATCTGTATGAGGTATCTGTTGATGAATCCAACCTTGTAGCAGAGGACACGGATGCAGCAACAGCAATCAAAGACTGGTTCTCAAAAGTGCAGGAAGCACCGGACGCAGCAGCGTAAAACAAGAGAGGATATAACAGGAGGATAATTCAATGAATAGAAAAATTATCGTGAATCATAAAGAGTTCAAAATGGAGAAAATGTCTGCGGACACATACATGGAATATCTCGAACTTGCAGAGCAGATTGACGCTGCGACATCCGAGAGAGCGTCAAAAAGATACTCACGACAGGAAATTGAGGCGATGATGTTGTTCATCTGCAAAGCATACGGAAATCAGTTCACGGTTGACGAGTTAAAGGACGCAGAGAGCGGACTGGATGCAGCAGGAATCGTCATCGAGTTCAACATGATTGACATGGGAATCGCAGAGGAAATGAACAAGAGAATGGACAAGATGATGAAAAATTTTCAGAGTGGCAAGTGATTCCGGAAATAACAATCACTTGCAGCACAGGAAAAGTATTCATCAATAACATAACGGTTGAGCAGTACAAGAAATATGCTGCACTCATGGAGAAAAACGGTTCGGACAAAATAACGGATGCACTGTTTTTCAACAAAAGAATTATTCAAGAGATATTCGGAAACAGGATGTCTCTCGATGAACTGGGTGAGGTGGATGTCATTGAATTTCTGACAGCATCAAAGGGGATTCATTTCATCATGCAGGATATTGTTTCCGATGCATTGCTGAACATTGTCGAGACAGAGCCAATCGAAAGAGAGACATCTGCGTTCGACGAATATGACCGTGAGAATGGGTATGAGGACGAGGAGCAGGAAGAACAGAACACATGGAAGATATGCGGAGAAATCGTTGACCGTGTGACAAAAATTGCGATTCGGCTCATGCGGGAATCATACGGGCAGTGCATGAAAGAAAATATCATTGAACTGCTGAAATATCTGAAATTTGAACTTGAAACGGTGAACGAGAACACATAACACAGAGAGGAGGAGAACCGATGGCACATACAAGCGTGAAGATTTCAGCAAATTCGTCTGATTATCAGTCACAAATGAAATCCGCTGCGTCACAGATGAAAGTGTTATCCAGTGAGTTCAAACTGGCACAGACGCAAGCAAAAGCGTTCGGTTCGGCAGCAGACCAACTCAAGGCGAAAGCCGAGAGCCTCACTCAAAAAATCACTCTGCAAAAGAATATCGTTCAATTAAACAGTGAGCAACAAGCAAAACTCACACAGAAACTTTCAGACCAAAAGACAAAGCAGGAGGAATTGAAAACAAAGGTCGAGGCAGCAAAGAAAGCCTATGAGGATTCAACAAAGGCGACCGGAGCAAATTCAGAGCAGTCAAAGGCACTGAAAGAGGAACTCGACAAACTAGAGCAGGAATTTAAGGCAAACGAGACAGCAATCGGAAAGACGGAGACTGCTCTTGCAAATCAGACCACAAAGACGAACGCATCAAAAGCATCACTCGTCGAGATGGAATCTGAACTCGAAAAAGTAAACAAGGAACTGAAAAATCATAAACTGAATGAATTTGCAAGCGGTTGTGACAAAGCAGGACAAAAGATGGAGAGTTTCGGAAAGAAAATGTCCGTCGTTTCTGCGGGAATTGCTGCAATAGGAGCAGCATCAATCGCAGCGTTCAAGGAACTCGACGAGGGATATGACACGATAGTGACAAAGACCGGAGCAACCGGAGAGGCACTGGAGGGATTGACCGCATCTGCGGACAATGTTTTCGGAAGTATGCCGGAGGACATGTCAACGGTCGGAGAGGCTATCGGTGAAGTAAACACGAGATTTCATTCGACAGGAGAGGAACTGGAGAGCCTGTCAACGCAATTCATTCAGTTTTCGAGCATAAACGGAACGAATGTGACACAGTCTGTTGACCAAGTGGACAAAATCATGAAAGCGTGGAACATAGACACATCACAGACGGGGAATCTGTTGGGATTGCTGACATCAAAAGCACAGGAGACAGGAATTTCCGTTGACAAACTCGAAAGTTATGTACTGGATAACAATTCAGCGTTCAAAGAGATGGGGTTGTCATTACCACAAGCAATCAATTTGATGGCTCAATTCGATGCGAACGGTGTTGATTCTACGACAGCACTGGCAGGACTGAAAAAGGCATTGCAGAACGCAACAGCCGAGGGAAAGTCAATGGATGTCGCACTGGAGGAGACAATCGGCAGCATTAAGAACGCAAAGACGGACACAGAGGCTTTACAGATTGCGACAGAACTGTTCGGGAAAAAGGGTGCTGCGGAAATGGCGACAGCAATCCGAGAGAACAGAATTGACCTCACAAGCCTGTCATCCTCAATGTCGGAATATGGAACGACGGTCGAGGACACATACAACGGAACACTCGACCCGATTGATAATGCAACAATAGCGATGAATAATGCAAAACTGGCATTGTCAACACTGGCGACAACAGCACAGACCGCAGCAGCACCAGTCATCGAAAAGGTGACGACAAAGATTCAAGAACTGACAAAGTGGTTCACATCTCTTGACGAGGGGCAACAGCAGACAATCATCAAGGTCGGTCTTGTGGTGGCTGCGGTGGGTCCTTTAGCAATCGGATTCGGAAAAGTAGCACAGGGAATATCGACGACAGTGAAAACAGGTCAACAGTTTGCATCGTTTGTCGGAGGAATCATCGCAAAGATAACAGCCAAGACAGCAGCAACCGCAGCAGGAACAGCAGCAGACACAGCAGGGGCAGCAGCGGAGGCAGCACATACCGCAGCAACAGCGACAGCGACCGGAGTGACTGGAGGAATGACGGTGGCACAGACCGCCCTCAATGCAGTCATGAATCTGTGTCCGATTATTTTAATTGTGACACTGATTGCAGGACTGATCGCAGCAGGAATCGCTTTATATAAAAACTGGGATAAGGTCAAAGAAAAATTATCCGAGTTGTGGAGTAACGTCAAGGAGAAATTCAACGCAATCAAGGAAACCATAACGGGAGCGTTCTCGAAAGCAAAAGAGGCGGTCACGAATAAGGTGAACGAGATAAAAGATTCGGTTGCGAATAGTGCAGTCGGACAAGCAGCGACAAAGACGTTTTCAGCGGTGAAAAATACTGTCACAAAGTTCATGGGGGCAGCAGTTGACACCGCAAAGGAGAAACTGGGGAACATGAAAACCGCCTATGAGGAAAACGGGGGCGGTATTAAAGGAGTAGTTGCAGCAGGATGGGAGGGAATCAAAGGCTATTACACAGCCGGATTCACGTTCGTTGATAATCTGTCGGGAGGAAAACTGACAGAAATCAAGACAAAATTCTCCGAAAAGACATCGGAAATCAAGACGAAAGTCTCCGAGGGTTGGGAGAATATGAAAACGACGGTCACATCCAAGATGACCGAGTGGAAAACAAACGCATCAAATAAACTGACGGAAATCAGAACCGATTTCACGACGAAGATTTCCGGAATACAGTCCTATGTGTCAACCGGATGGTCTCACATGAAATCGACGATTTCAACGACGATGCAGCAGTGGAACACAGATGCGAGCAACAAACTCCTGTCACTCAAGAACGATTTTACAAACAAGGTCGAGAGCGTAAAACAGGGATGGTCAACGAGGTTTACAAACATCAAGGACACAGCGACGAATCTCATGGAGACCGCAAAGACCAATGTTTCCACAAAACTGGAAAATATGAAATCTGCCTATAACGAAAAAGGCGGGGGCATGAAAGGAATTGTGTCGGCTACATTCACAGGCATCAAGGACACGATGAACTCACTCATGTCCACAGCGAACACGTTGACAGGTGGAAAACTCGACAGCATCAAGTCATCTTTCTCGACAAAATTGAACGGTGCTCTTTCAACGGTCGGTTCAGTCATGGAGAGCATACGAGCAAAATTCAGCGAAAAGATGGAATCCGCAAAGACAGCGGTCTCAAATGCTATCGACAGAATCAAGGGATTTTTCAATTTTGAGTGGTCATTGCCACATTTGAAAATGCCACATTTTAGTATATCCGGTTCGTTCAGTCTGAACCCTCCATCTGTACCGTCATTCGGTGTTGAATGGTACAAAACAGGAGGAATCATGACAAGTCCGACAGTGTTCGGAATGAATGGAACGAGGCTCATGGTCGGAGGAGAGGCAGGAGCAGAGGCAATCTTGCCACTTGCAGAGTTCTACACAGAATTGAACTCAATGCTTGACCGAAAGCTGAAAGCGATCAATCAGAATGTGAACGCTTTTATCGAGGTTCACAACTATATTGACGGAGACGAAGTGGCAAGCAGAACGACCGAAAAGGTCAGTGATAATCTTGCAATAGCAACAAAAAAACGGAGGTGAGGACATGAAAATTGACAGCATAGACATTCGGTCATTCGATGCAAAGCAGTTGACAGTTGATTTCGAGCCTCCACAGACGGGGGTGACGGTGGAGATGTTCGACGGGGCATTGATACCGTCGGAATCCGAAACATACACACCATTGTCCGGACTGACAGTGACAGTCCTGTTCAGAGGAAAAGACAGAGACGAGGTTCAAAAACATGTCAGTGATTTCAATGCAGAGTTGCAGAAAGGTGTTGTCCTTACACTGGACGGGTACAGTCGCCATTTTAAGGCATATATGACGGGGAACTCGTTGAGCAAGACAATAACGAAAACACGGTACACGGCAGAGTTCAAATTCACGGGGTACTGGTTCAGCGACGAAGTGAGTTTGAACTGGCAGGGAGCGTATGAGGCAATATTTGAGGCACAGGGAAACAGGGCGACACCGTGCAGACTGACAATCACAGCAACGGAGTACATTGAGCAGTTAAGAATCAACGGTCTTTCCTGCGGTGAAATTATTATCGACACGATTCCGAGAGGAGCAACCGTCATCATTGACGGAGAAACAGGATTCGCAACGATGGACGGAGAGAACAAGTTCAAGGACGTGTCATTGATGGAATTTCCGTATCTCACAACAGGGCAGGAAAAGGAACATCATCTCATTTTCTCTGACAATAACGCACTTGTCACATTGCAGTATAAACCTATGTGGTTATAGGAGGCGGTCAGATGGATTTGTACAATGATTCACACGAAAAGGTGTGTATTTTATCCGGAATAAAAGAAACGTGCATCACAAGCACTCTCAAGACCGGAGATAAGGAAATCACATTCGAGTTCCGAAAGACAAACAGGTATGCAGCGGACATCAAAGAGGAGGGATATATCAGAACCGACACGGACGAATTTGTTATCAAGCAGGTCGAGCCGAGCGGGGAATGGTACAAATGCACCGGAACATTGAACGTCGAGGAACTGGAGGGCAAACAATATCCGCAGGGATTTGAGACTGTGGAAAAGACGGTCGATGAATGTCTGACAGAGGCAATCGACGGAACTGGATGGAAAGTCATCCGGTGCGATGTTTCCAAAAAGAGAACAATCCGGATAGAACAGAACTGTTCTGCATGGGATGTCGCTCAACAGGCAATCACAACGTATAGATGCGAGATGGTGTTCGATTCTCTGAACAAGGGAATTTCGGTATATGAGAAATACGGAGAGGACAGAGGAGCATATTTCATTGAACGTCTGAATCTCAAGCGGTTGCAGGTACAGTCAAACTCATACGACTTTGCAACAAGGCTCATTCCGATAGGGAAAGATGGATTGATGCTGAATATCGACGGGAAAAATTATGTTGAGAATCACCAGTATTCAAAGAAAGTGAAAACGATGACGTGGAAAGATGAAAGATACACGGATGCGGAATCACTGAAAGAGGATGCGGAGGCGAAACTGGACGAACTTTCCAAACCATACAGGTCGTACACAGCAGAAATCATCAATCTTGTTGAGGCAGTGCAGGACGAGGAGAAAAAAGAACAGTACAAAGAGGTGTTCAGTATAGCACTGGGAGACACGGTGCTGCTAATCTCCAAGTCAACGGGAATCCGTGAGAGCCACAGGATTGTGAAATTCTATGAATACCCGTTGACGAAAGAAAAGAACAAGGTCGAACTGGCAAACACAAGACTGTCATTCGAGGAGGTTCAGAGAACCGAGCAAGAATTGTCATGAGGAGGTGAGAAAATTGGAAATCATTAGACACATCAAAGTGGATTTGTATGGAGACACACAGCATTTTGCAGTTGCAGCGAAACAGATGGATATGGGAACACGGTACATCGGAGTGACGCTCATGGAGGACGGTGTCGTGTATGAGATACCGGACAATGTGGAGGTCATTATCAACATGACCAAACCGGACAAGACACACGTTCACAACGATGGAGAAAAGTCCGGAAATGAGGCTCTCATTCCTCTCACAAGAGGCATGTTGCAGGTTCACGGAACAGCATTGTGTGAGGTGCAGTTGTATCAAAATGGTGCATTGCTGACGAGTGCGACGTTTGAGATGGAGATTTTTCCGTCACAGCGGGATGAATCGGAAATCATTCACTCCGGAGAATATACAAGACTGGAGAACACCATTGCAGCAGCGAGAGAGGCTCTGCAAATCGCACAGGACACACAGAACACCATTGATGCAGCAGAGGCGGTCAGACAGGCACAGGAGCGGTTGAGAGAGGCTGCTGAAAAGGCAAGAGAAATCAAAGAGAGCCGGAGAGAGGATGACACCGCAAAGGCGATTGCAAAATGTGTCGAGGCGATGGAGGCAGCAATCGAGCAGACAAAGAAATGTCTGACAGCGACCGAGGAGGCAAACAAAATCATCATCAGTCAGTCCGGTCTTGATGCGATACTGGCAGCAGTCAAAGACTATTATGAACGCATCAGAGAACTTGAGACGGACATCAACATCAATGTGGATGGAGGAACACCAAAATCAACCGACCTCCTGCTTGTCAAGGGAGGAACACCGTTCACGACCGATTATGACAAGTACATCGCAGGAACGTCACACACAATTTGAGAAAGAGGTGAAAAAGAATGGCAACAGCAACAATCACTCTGAAAAAGGGAACGACCGCAGAGTGGACGGAGAGCAAGAGGGTTCTCGATGATGGAGAACTGGGTCTCGAAACCACGACAAGCGGTCACAGAATCATCCGAATCGGTAACGGTTCGACCGAGTTCATGAGCCTCCCTGTCGCATTTGACATCGAGGAGGTCAGAGAAATCAAGACCGGAATGGACGAAGATGCAAAAACGTACTATGACGACATGGTCAAAAAGGGAACGGAGTTGCTTGCAGAAATGAAAGCACTGGCAACGACTGTCGAACTGGAGGACGATGCGACGCAAATCAAGTATCGAATGGGTATCTCAAACGGTACGTTGTATTTTGAGGAAATCACAAAGGAGGCAAGTGAATAATGGCAGCAGGTGACAGAATATTCATGGCGAAAGAATCCACGTCGCAGGAGATTCTTTCCAACACAAAGAAAATTATCGAGGACGCAAAAGCAAAACCGAAAAGATACGGAATGAGAATCAACCTCCTCGACAGCAATCCGGCAACCCGTGTCAAATATCTTTATGATGCGGTTGGAATGACACCCGCAGGAATGAATTTCGCAGGAGGCGGGTTCGATTATGGAGACTGGGGAGATATTTGGTTCGTAAAGAAAAACCGTCCGGTCATGGTAAGAACTGACGGAACGGTTGACTATGAACTGAATCATGAAAACCATGCTCTCAAGCTGAACGGAGGAGCATCGGACATCACAAAAACATCATACGGTGGAAATGCAATGTCCGAGATTCCTCTGATTTGGGTCAAGAGATGGACACAGAACAATTATCATTTTGTTGTGTTCTGTGAGGAGCAGTACGATGACACATACAAAGCATACGCACACACCGACGCAGACGGAAATGTCCTGCCTGTGACATATTTCCCGATGTACGAGGGTTCGGTTGTCAACAACAGGATGCGTTCACTCTCCGGTCTCACACCGACAGCGTCCATGACAGACGAGCAGGAGACGACCGCAGCAAAGCAGAACGGCGACAGATGGGATAAACAGTCATTTTCTGAAATCAACCTCATGTATGAAATGTGTACGATGATTACATGTAGCACCAACTCACAAGGCAAGTTTGGAAACGGAAACAGTCAGTCCGACAATTTCTTGCAGACCGGAACACTCAACGGAAAAGGACAGTTTTTCGGTTATACATCGACCACACAGGCAGTCAAAGTATTTTACTGCGAGAACTTCTTTGCGAACTACTGGAAACGTTTGAGAGGTCTGCTGCTTATCAACGGAGTGTATCATGTGAAAGCAGTTCCTCCGTACAACTCAACAGGTGCGGGGTACACAAACACAGGACTGACACCGTCCGGAACATCCGGAGGCTACTGTTCAAGAATGGAAATGGCATCCGACATCGGAAGAATCCCGACCGTTGCATCCGGAAGTGAGACCACATACGAATGTGATGGGTTATGGTTCAACAATACGATTGTTGCAGTTGCCCTGTTCGGTGGCCACCGTGGCGACGGGTCGAGGTGCGGTTTGTCGTACTGGCATGTGAACAACCCTGCGACGCACGTGAGCACGTACATCGTGGCGAGCCTTTCTTGTAAACCGCCTGTTGCTGCTGCGTAAGCAGCGAGGGGGAACGGGGGAGATACTCCTCCGCAATAAAAAGGGAGGTTCGGAGGGTTTACCCTCCGAGGTGTCCGGTATGACAAGGATTTTCCACGATGATGGAAACGGGAGGCACATCCGACACAAACAGAAAAAATTGTGATAGAATCTCCGACATGACAAAAAGATGACCTTGACATGACAGGGGAATCGGTGTGCGTCCTTGCCCTGTTCGGTGGCAACCGTGGCAACGGGTCGAAGTGCGGTTTGTCGTACTGGAATGTGAACAACCCTGCGACGAACGTGAACACGAACATCGTGGCGAGCCAATCTTATCAAATTATGGAGCATTTAACCAAAAGCACACCTTTTTCCTACACCGCAGGGTGTTGAAATACACCTAACCAGTGGAAATGATACCGATGCAGGCAGGGTCGAGTAAGAATATCAGAAAGACCTTGAGGTGATAAGAAAGATGGGAAAGAAATCCGTCAATAACCTGTACAAGCCTATGTTAGAACATAGCAATGTTGAGCAAAAATTTCATAAAGCAGCAAAGGGCAAGACAGAGCGTCCGGACGTTGCGGTGATATTAGAGCCGACCAACATTCAGAGACATGTCAAGAACGTCGTCGAGCAACTTGAGAACACTGCACCGGAGGGGTACGACATACCACATCCGGAAAAGGCATGGAAACCATCAAGACACGGAAAGGTCTGCATCAACGAGGGAACAAGCAGGAAAGTGAGAATGATTGAGAAACCTCGATACAATTATGAGCAGGTGATTCATCACATTGTCGTCTCTGCGTGTTATGACATTTTCATGAAAGGGATGTATGAGTTCTCATGTGGGAGCGTACCGAACAGGGGTGCTCATTATGGGAAAAAGTACATCGAGAGGTGGATTCAGCGAGATAAAAAGAACTGCAAATATGTTCTCAAGATGGATATTCGACACTTTTTCGAGAGTGTTGACCATGATGTCTTGAAAGCGTGGCTCAAGAAGAAAATCAGAGACGAGAGAATGTTGTACATCCTCGAACTGATAATTGATGGGAGCGAGGTCGGGTTGCCTTTAGGGTTTTACACGTCGCAGTGGTTGTCAAATTTCATGTTGCAGCCTCTCGACCATTTCATCAAAGAGCAGTTGAAAGCGGTGCATTATATCCGGTATATGGATGATATGGTGGTGTTCGGAAAGAACAAAAAGGAACTCCACAGGATGCAGCAGGAGATTGAGAGATTCTTGAGAGAAAAGTTCAACTTGCAGATGAAAGGAAACTGGCAGGTGTTCCGGTTCGATTACACAGAGAAAAAGACCGGAAAGAGAAAAGGGAGACCACTCGATTTCATGGGATTCCAGTTCTATCACGACAAGACGATTCTGCGGGAAAGCATCATGTTGAGTTGCACACGGAAAGTCAACCGTGTCGCAAAGAAAGAGAAAATCACATGGTACGATGCAACCGCAATTCTGTCATACATGGGTTACTTGAGCAATACAGACACATACGACATGTACCTGCAAAGGGTCAAGCCTTATGTGAATGTTAAGAAATTAAAGAAAATAGTTAGCAAACATTCAAAGCGAAAGGAGCGAGAAAAACATGAAAGAATGGAGAGAAGTGTTCGGAACGGAGGCAGAACAGCCGGAGGAGTTCGACACAACAGCGTCACCGACAACGGTATATCAGAGACGCAATATCAAGAAAGCAACGAAAGAGGATGCAGACGGAAAGAAAATCACCGGATGGCAGCGAGAGGAGCGTGAGATGTCACGGGAGGAATATGACAGATTGACGCTCATGCAGGAGGTTGTTGCATCCAACACAACAGGAATCGTTGAATCCGTGACACAGTTTCAGAAAGATGCAGTCATTGACGAATACACACAGCAGTTGATTGAGGAGGGGTTGATTTAGTATGAAAATGCTTGTTGAAAGTCTCAAAAGAATGTACAAAAAAGGCACTCTCACAAAGGAACAGATTTCCGAGCGTGTCTCAAAGGGTAGTATTTCAGTGGATGAATATGAATACATCACAGGGGAGGCATACTCTGGCGGTGGTGCAGAATGAGTCCGCTTGAAATAATATCACGATTGTGTGATGTGACGGAAACTCTATCCGCAATCGTGAAAAAGCAGCAAACAATCATTGAACAGTCGAAAATCGAGGAGGCGGTCAGAGTGGAACTCCGGCAGGAGGTAGAGGAGACAGACAGGGAGATGGATGTTCTCGAATACCACATGCGGAAATACTGCGACACCGACGACCTCGAGGCGACAGAGTTCGGAAAGGAGAACGCCGTTGACGATTGAATTATCCCTGTTGCTCTCCGGAGTATCTGTTGCATTTGCAATCTTTTTCGGAATCTGTTCCAAGCAGAGAAATGAGAAAAAGGACACACAGGAAGATGCAGAACAGAGAGCAACAACCGACACAATGGTGATGGTGAAACTTGAGAACATTGCAGATGACCTCAAAGACATCAAGCGGGAATCGAGAGAGAACCGTGAGGAGATGAAAACATTGAGAGAGCGTGTTGTCATAGTGGAACAGTCACTCAAGAGTTATCACAAGAGACTGGACGGAGAACAACATTCCGACCGATAACAGGAGGGCAGGGAACAGGCAAGAATCAACCTCACAGAAAAGAGGCAATACATGAGAATGACAGAACAGGAACGACGCATCAGAATCCGGCATCTGAAAAGAATGTACCGGATAAGGGAGCGAAAAGAGAGACATGACAAAAAGGTGTCCGGTCTGTTCATGAAACGTGTTGTATTCACTTTGATTCTTGCAGCATTTATCTTTACAGTCGTGATGATATTTGTGTTTTTGCGGATGGGTTCAGAACCGTCGACACTGATTGAGAATGTATTCCGTTTTCTATCAGTCGAGGGCGGGGCGATGGCACTCATTAAGTCCGTGAAAACGGTCAAGGGAACAAAGTCAAACGGAGAAATACAACACAATGACGAGCCGGAGCAGAATGACGAGGAGGTACAAGGATGAAATACATCGTCGAGAATTGGTTTGTGATTGTGGGTCTGATTGCGGTATTAACAGCGGGAGGATATGCAGTATATGTTTTCGTGAAAATGCCGTCAGACAAGCAGTTGAACAAAGTTAGAGAATGGCTGCTCTATGCAGTCACAAAAGCAGAAAAGGAACTGGGAGGCGGTACAGGTCAAATCAAACTGCGATATGTATATGATATGTTCGTCGCACGGTTCACATGGCTTGCGAGAGTGATTTCGTTCGAGGCTTTTTCGATGATGGTCGACGAGGCACTTGAGAGAATGAAAAAGATGCTTGAGAGCAACAAGGCGATGCAGACGCTTGTGAGCGGTGAGGCAGGTGAGACGGTTGAAAAGGATATGTGATTTCGTAACCGGAAACATGCAAACAATCATGTTGATATATGCAATCGTTGCGGTCATCGTGTGGGTGGCTGTCAATTTGTTCTTTTGGAAAATCTCTCTCGATTTAGAGAAAGAGGTTCGAGAAGAAATGAGAGACTATAAGGATTGTGATTTCAACAATACAGACGAGGCAAAATTCGGGAAATACATTACAAGGTTGACCGGATTCATTATTTCAATACCCGCTGCGTTGATGTGGTGGGGTACGCCTCTAATCGTCGGAGGCTTGATGCTATACGACAAGATACAAGAAAAGAATCCGGAATTATGCGGATTCACAGCAGAAGAATTTGACAAGGAGGAAAACAAATGATTTCAAATTGCGGACATGATGAAAATAACAGATACAGAGGAGGAAAAGCAGGAGACCAGACAGGTACAGAGTGGAGGGTTATAAATTGGTATAACAGACCGTGGAAATGTGTTCTCCGTCATCCGAATGCGGATGTGAGAGCGATGATTGCAAGCATGGCAAAGGCAGCAGCAAACAACAACCTCATAGGATATGACCAGTCACAGAGGGGTACATTTTGGACGAACCTTGCAGATTCCAACTACGACCCTGCACAGATTACAGTCGCATGTGAGGCAGACTGTTCATCCGGTATCGCTGCAATCGTAAAGGGAGCAGGTTACAGACTGGGAATTGACGCACTGAAAAAGGTGAGTACGGCTTGTTATACTGGAAACCTGCGGGCAGCACTCAAGGCAGCAGGATTCGAGGTGCTGACAGAAAGCAAATATCTGACATCGGATGAATATTTATTTGCGGGAGACATTCTCCTCAACGACAACGCTCACGTTGCGACAAATCTGACAACAGGTTCAAAAGCGTCCGGAACATCAGCACCGAGCAAAAGCATCAATGAAGTAGCGAAAGAGGTCATCAACGGAAAGTGGGGAAACGGTAGCGACAGAACAAACCGCCTCGCAGCAGCGGGATATGATGCAAAGGCAGTTCAGAACGAAGTCAATAGAATTTTGAGATAGCAGGAGGAATAAACATGTTATACTATTTAGGCAAAGGAACAGAGTTCAAGAAAGAGGACTGCAAAGAGTACAAGAAACTTGATGCAGCATTAAGGGCAGCAGCAAAGGACGAGAGCCTCGTTGTTTGGGATGAAACCGGAAAGGTCATCGGTTCGCTCACGGATGATGTTCCGGAGGGAGCGTTGCAGACAAATCCGGACGGCAGTGTCAACACATACGATGCGGACGGAAACAAGACCGGAACAGTAGACGCAGAGACACTCAAGGAAATGACAACGGTCAATGACGATGTGAGCGAACTTGCAACCGGAGACAATGAGCAGGAAACATCGCAGAAGAACGCAGAGGACGACGAGAACGCCTCAAATGAGGATAAGGCGACAAATCCACCGACCGAACAGGAAAACGGCGAAAATGGGGCGAATACAGAGCCGGACAAGGCGACAGAGGAGCAGCAGGAGGACAAGGTCATCATTCCGCAGGGCAAAATGAGGGTGACAGTCATTTGTGACGGTTCACTCAATATCAGACGTTCGGCAGAATGGGGCAATGACAACATCTGCGGTCGTGCTATCAGAGGACAGTCATATTATGTGAAAGAGATTCATGTTGTCGACGGAAAGAAGATGGTCAGAACAATCGGCGACCTTTACCTCTCCGGAGAATCCGAGCATGTACAGTTCGAGCAGTTGTGATATAATAAAGCAACGGGAAAACGCTTGAGAGAATATGCGTAAAAGACGGGTAACTGACAAACGGTCAAAAAATGCCGTAAAATAGGCGTTTGGAGTTATGCAAGCGATAATTATCTCGAAAGAGACAATCGAATTATGTTTACAAACCCCGGAAAATCAAGGTTTTCCGGGGTTTTCTTATACCCAAACGGGTTGATATGTTTCAAAGTGAAGTTCCTTAAATCTTTGAAGCCACAAAATGATGCAAGCTCTTTCTTTGATTTGGATTCTATGCAGAAAGCCAAAATTTGCGTAGACCACTTCCGCGGCGTTCCATGTATTTTATGCGGTGAAAATTCCTTTGCGATTTTTTGGTTGACAATGTCAAAATTACATAGTATCCCCACTCGCTTGAAACCTTGAAGCGTTCTGGCGCGGCGGAGATCGAGCAAGTGGCAACTTCAGATACAGTGAAAAATATACTTTGCCTTGGGACGGAGATAAATGAGATTCTTGAAACACTCATTGTGCGTGGGCAGAAAAGCGGCGAGGTAAGAAAAGAAGTTGTTCCTGTGCTGACGGTCTATGTCCTCTCCACAAGCATTGATTCGCTGCTTGCGCTTGCCGAGACAAAGGGAAAATTCATTTGCGCGCAGAATGGTATGACAGAAGAGGAGTTCCTCGACTATGGTTTCCGACAGATAATCAACTCTATCCTTGAAGTACGAATATGATGAGGGTGCGACATGGATAAAATGTATCTTAGAGATGCAGTATTGGCAGCGCAATGAGAAAGTTATATGAGAAAAACGCATAACGAACCACGCAGATTTCGCTTGAGATATTATGACGATTCAAGAGGTTAAGAGAGCGTAAAGATCATTGCAATCAGGAAAAGGTGAGGTGGTATAAATGGTTGAAAATATAGAAAAGAAATTAGTTAGTGTCTGCTCATTAAGCAACTTATTTTTTCGGTTCCATACGACAACTTTAACTGAAGCATGTTCCAATGAGCTT